GGCTTTCCGCAGCTTCCTGCGTACCGGCAACGCGTCGGAGTACCGGGCCCTCGCCAACGACAGCGACGCCGCGGGCGGTTATCTCCATGCGGCCGAGCAGTTCGTCGCCCGGCTCATCAAGGGACTCGACAACCAGGTTTTTGTGCGCGGCCTGGCAACAGTGATCCCGGTCACCAGTTCCGACACGCTCGGCTGCCCTTCGCTGACCGACCCCGCCGATCCGACGTGGACGACCGAGGTCGCATCGGTTTCCGAAGACGCGACCATGGCCTTCGGGCACAGGGAGCTGAAGCCGCTCCAGCTTTCGAAGCTGGTCAAGGTTTCCATGAAGCTCCTCCGCACCTCGGCTATTCCCGTTGAGAATCTCGTAGCCGACCGTCTGGCCTACAAGTTCGCAACGACGCAGGAGAACGGCTTCCTGAACGGGGCCGGCACCACCGCCCCCCTGGGTGTCTTCACTGCCGACGCGAACGGCATCAACACCGATCGCGACGTTTCCACCGGGAACGAGAAGACGGCGGTCACGGCGGACGGCCTGATCGAGGCCAAGTTTGCCTTGAAGGGCCAGTACCGCGGGAAGGCCCGCTGGATTTTCCACCGTGATGGCGTGAAGCAGATCACGAAGCTCAAGGACGGTGAAGGCCAGTACCTCTGGAAGCCCGGGATCATGGCGGGACAGCCCGACATGCTCCTCGGCATCCCGATCCTCGAGTCCGAGTACGCGCCAAGCACCTTCACCACGGGCAAGTACGTCGGCATCCTCGGCGACTTCAGCTACTACTGGATTGCCGAGCTCCAGGGCCTTGAGATGCAGCGGCTGAACGAGCTCTACGCCGCCACCAGCCAGGTCGGGTTCATCGGTCGCGGCTACTGGGACGGCATGCCGGTCCTCCCCGAGGCCTTTGTCCGTGTGAAACTTGCGTAGGTGACGGAATGAACGCGGCCGAGAACCAGAAAATCGTCCTTGCGAAAGCGGCACAGGACGCCGGAACCGACGCGGTGACCTCTGACGTTATTGACATGGCGGGCTTCTCCGAAATCACCTTCATCGGCGGCTTCGGGACGAAGAACGCGGGCAACTACGCCAAGGCGCAACAGGACACCGACAGCGCGGGCAGAACCCTTGCAGACCTCGCCGGAACGAAGTGCGGGGCGAACGAGGCGCATTTTGCCCTGTCCATCGTCCGCCCGCAGGAGCGCTACGTCGCCTGCGTCCTGACCCGCGGGGCCAGCACGACCACAACGCCGCTCTACGCGATCCTTTCCGGGCCTCGCGTTGGGCCGGTCAGCTCCGACCTCGCGGGAACGCTGGACGCGGAAGTCCACTACAGCCCTGCCGAAGGCACGGCATAGGGCTACTGACGACTGACGGGGCCGGGGTTATCCCTCGGCCCCTTTGTTTTTGAAAGGAGGCTAGAAAGTGGGCCAGAACTGCAAAGTCTACACGAAGCAGCCGGGCGACGAGATGATCATCGCGTCCGGCGGGAAGATCACCGTCGAGAGCGGAGGCTCTATCGAAGTCGCCTCCGGTGGGTCGGTCAACGTCGCCTCCGGAGGAGCCCTTGTCTCCAGGGGGATCCTCCGCCCGTTCGTCACGACCGACGCGGCGACCCTCGCCCTGACGGCGGCACAGTCCGGCGCGGTCATCCTCGCGACGAAATCGAGCGCGACCCAGACGTTCGCCCTTCCTGCCGCGACGACCGCCGGGCTGGAATTCACCTTCGTCTGCGGCCACGCGGACGGCGAAATCAACATCGACCCGGGCGCCACGACCCACACGATCGTCGGGATCTCGATCTCGGTTGCCGCTGGGAAAGACCTGAAAAACACGGCGGCCAGCAATGCCGTGGGCGACTGCGTGACGCTGGTTGCCGACGGCACCAGCAAGTGGGTCATCACCCAGATGCAGGGCACCTGGGCCTCGACGTAGCCATGAGGGTCAGGATGCTGACGACAGCCGCCGGGGCCATGGGCGTATTCCCTGCCGGTTCGGTGGCCGACGTGCCCGAATTGATCGGGAAAGCCTGGGTTTCCGGGGGTTATGCCGTCGATCTTGACCCGAAACCGGGGAAACTGCCGGAGCCGGACCGGAGGGTTGAGACGGCGGCATTCGAACCCTCGGAGAAGGCGGTCCGCCCGCCGGTGAAGAAGAAACGGAGGTGAGGCCGTGACGTTAAGGCTGATCACGGCTCCCACGACGGAGCCGGTCTCCTCGACGGAGGCGAAGCTCCACCTGAAAGTGGACGACACGGCCGACGACAACCTGATTTCCGCCCTGATCAAGGCGGCCCGGATGCTCTGCGAGTCCTACCAGGGCCGGGCCTACTTGACGCAGACCTGGGAGTTGACGCTGGACGCCTTCCCGGATAGCCCTTTCGAGCTCCCGCGGGCCCCTCTGGCGACGGTCGAGTCGATCAAGTACAAGGACGCCGACGGCGACGAAACAACGATGGCCGCGGCCGACTACGTTCTTGACATTTCCGCCGAACCTGGGCGGGTGGCCCTCGCGGACGGCAAAAGCTGGCCCACGGCCGACCTTTACCCGGTCGGTGCAGTGAAAATCCGCTACACGGCCGGAGTCGCAGCGGCGGCAAGCGTCGCCGAGAACGTAAAGCAGGCCATCCTCCTGACGATCGGGGGCTGGTATCAGGACAGGCAGGTCGGGGCCGACCTCTCCCCTGCGGCGAAAGCCCTGCTGGCGATTGACCGGGTGTTCTGATGAGAGAGCCGGAGATCGGGGAACTCGACAGGCGGGTGGCCCTTAAGCGGATTTCCCGGGGGGCGTCGGACGGTCAGGGCGGCTATGCCGCCGACTCCGAGACCACGACGGCCACGGTCTGGGGGAAGTTTTTCGCGCTGTCCTCCAACATGCGGCGGGAAGCCGACTCCAAGCGGGAGGAGCGGACCCACGAGATCACGATCCGCTACCGTTCCGACCTCCTGATCAACGACAAGGCCGTAGTCGGCGGGGTTGACTACCGGGTTGTGGGGCTCGTCCCGATCGCTCGCCGGTGGCTCGTCCTGGAGGTGGCTCCATGGGTCGTAGCTACGTAAACGGACTGAACGAGGAGCTCGAGCGCCTGCGGAAGGCCCCGGAGGAATTGCGAAAGAAGACTTACCAGGCCCTCGAGGACAGGGCCGAGGCGGTTAGAAGCGATGCGGCGGCAAGGGCTCCGGTGAGAACCGGGGCCCTTCGCCGTTCGATCAAGAAAATGGTCTCCGAGCGGACCCTGACGGCGAAGGTCTTCTGCGACTACCCGGACACCGGCGGCACGACGAAGCGCAAGACCAAAAAGCAGTCGGCTGGATCGCGGCGCTACTACGCCTTCGCGGTCGAATTCGGCACGAAGAAGATGAACGCGAAGCCGTTCCTGTTCCCTGCGGCAAGGGCTGGCGAATCGGCGACCAATTCGGCGCTTGAGGCCGTCCTGAAGGAGGTGGCAGGCGGTGACTGAGAACGAAATCCTTGCGGCGGTCTATACCGCCCTGACCACCAACAACCTGAACGGGGCCCTGCGGACGGTCTACGACCAGAGCGTCGTCCCCGACGAGAAGGCCGGGCCGTATATCACGCTCGGCTATTCGCAAGCCTTCCAGGGCGAACGGATGAACGAGTCGGAGCGGAAATACGCCCTCGACATCCACATCTGGAGCCAGGCGAACGGGCGCAAGGAGTGCCAGGCAATAGCGCAGGGCATCGACAGCCTGCTCTGCGACAAGGCATTGACGGTCGGGACCTCCTCCTGCTGGGTCTGGTTCGAGGAGCTTGAAATCCTCCTCGACGAGTCCGGCTGGTGGCACGGCATCCTGACCTTGAGAACCGAACTCACGAGATAGGGGGGATTCGAGTGGCGAGCGCAAAAAAGGCCGCAAAAGATTCGCTGGTAATGCTGAACGTTTCCAGCACGCCGACCGCGTTCTGGGGCGTCAAGTCCTACAGCCTCGAGGTCAACGGCAACGTCATCGATGTTTCCGACATGAGCACGGCCTACAAGGAGTTCCTCGCTGGCCAGTACGAGTGGAAGGTCAAGGCGGAGATCTTCTGGGATCCGGAAACGGCCGACGCCCAGACGACCTTCGAGGCCGCAATCCTGGCCGGAACGCAGATCACCGTCACGATCCGGCCGGAGGGCACGGGGTCCGGAAAGGCGGAGTACGACGGCACGGGCTACGCGACTGCCTGGTCTGTCGGCGGGGCGGTTGGCGAGGCTGTCACCGGGACGGTTGAGATCCAGGGTTCCGGCGCACTGAGCCCGACGGCGCAGTCGGCAGGCTAAGCACGGTTCGGGGGTGACCGAGGATGAACGAAGCAGTCATTGAAATAGGCGGGCAGAGGCGCGAACTGAAGTACGGCGTCCTCGCCATTCAGGCAATCGAGAAGGAGACCGGGAAATCGGTCTATCAGCTTTTCAGCGAGTTTTCAAGCGGGCCCCTTCCGGTTCACCTCGGCGTTGCCATCGTCTGGGGCGGGTTGCTCAAGGGCCTTCCGGGCGTCAAGCCCGCGATGGTGGCAAATTGGCTCGATGACTGCGACTTCCGGGAGGTCACGACGACCGCCCTTGCCGCCTTCGGGGAGTCGGTTGCCCGAACCCTGAACGTTGAGCCTGCGGAGGAAGCCGAAGAGGAACCTGAAAAAAACTAACAACCGGGGCCGAATGGTGGCAAATGCTGTTCTGGTACGCCTTCGGCCCCTTGCAACTCCGCCATTCCGACCTTTGGGAAATTACCCTCGGCGAGCTTTTGGATCTCATCGACGGCTACCGATACAGGGAATATCTCGAAACCAGGCGGGCCATGACAGCCGCGGCGCTGGTCGCCAACGCCTCCGGGA